CTGGAGTTGCCATCAAGTTAAAGATTCTTGATTCGTCATCTCTAATGTCATCGTTTGAGTTAACCATTGCTTGTAATGCTTGTACAACAACTTTACGCTGTGCGTGACGTCCAAAGCTACCTGAACCATCTGCTTGGTTGCCTGACTCTGTTACCCATCTGTGTGGATAGTAAGCACCCATAGCTTCGTCGCCGGCTCTTTCGTTGTCTGAATTAATATCAATTGCATCACGTACAAACTTTTTAACATTAAAGCCAGAACGTCTTAGGTTCCATAACAACATACCTTTTGGATATAATGCTGGATCCGGTGCATCTGGATCTAAGTAATCGCTTGTTAATAATGTGTCAATATCACCAGCTGTGCCGCTGTTTGCGCCTGCTGTGTTGTAACGTGCATCTGCAAACAAAATACCATCTTCTGATGTTTGATCTGCTTTGTCTAATAAAATCCAACGATTTGCAATTGGTGTATTTTGCAATTCTGCATTATACTTGTAAATTGCAGGATAATTTTCTAAATCAGCTGTACTAATCCAAAGATCGCCTGTTACTAATGCAGTACCATCACTTTGTAATAACGGTGTGCTTGCACTTACAATTGGACCATTTGGATCACAATCAGCATATGCTGCACTAAAGTTATGATAACCTACCCAAGTAGTACCATTATGGATCATAACGTCAACTTCGTCAACAATTGAATTGTACCATAATGCACCATCATTAGTTAGTGCTGTAACTGGATCATCTGATGCAGTATAAAATGCTACTTCAGTTCCTGAAGAGTTTGTAGTTGCTTTCCAAAGTGTAGCACGTAATTGTAATGGAGCTGTATCGCCATCTGTTCCTGCTTCGTAATACAAGTTAGGAGTTCCATTGTTAACGTTTGCAAAGTGTGCAAAGCCCATTGAGCCTAACACTGCGTCTGAGCCATCATCTGTTAATTTAATGTCTCCGCCTTTTGCGTGTTTAATAACAACTTTGTTACCTGTTGTAACTTCTGCACTCACGTGTGGTACACCAGCATTTGTAATTGCCGCTGCAACTAAGTCTGCATCTGAAGCTGCGCCAGTTGTTGTAATCTCTGCTACAACAATAGTGCTTAGTATGCTTGAGTTAGGAGCAGTTGCTTGAATACCAAAATTGTAAGTATCAGCAGTAATGCCACCTGAGCCAATTGACGAACCAATAATTGTAGTAGGTGCAACAGCGTTACGTTTGAATACTTTAAACGTTGCTAATGGCTGTGCATCTCCAGCAACGTTTGCTTGAACGTAAACATCGCCTGCTGCAATATTTGAACCGCCGCCTAGTTTATCTAAACTATTAAGTGCTTCTTCGTTTGACTTGTATAATGGTGCTGAAACAGCGTCCCATAATTTAGTTGCATCGTTCCAAACTTTAACTCTCCAACGTGCGCCTGCACCTGGTTCAGTTGTTTTAAGCCATACACTACCTGTTGGGCGTGAATATGTGTCGCTTGTTTTGAATGATGGAACTCTAGTGTGCTTGTCAATATGTAATTCTGGTGGATAATATGTAGCTGCTGCAATTCCTAGTTCACCTAGTAATGTTGCATCACCAACAATTTCAATTGATCCAACCGCACTTGAATCAGCTGCTGCGCTGTCTGTACCGTCACTGTAAATTTCTAAACGTCCATCAACTGTTTTTGCACTAATGTTACCTAGTGGAAATAAACTTACAATATTAGCTGAAACATCACTAATAATGTCTGATTGTGCTACTGTAACTGTAGTTCCGTTAATAGTAAATGTTGCAGAAGATTGTGAAAAACTTGGGTTTGACTTAGTGCCGCGCACTGTTGCCCAACTTAATGTCCACGCATCTGAACCAACTAGTACCCAAACGCCTGATGCGTTTCTGTAAAATAATCTAACAACAGTTGACCCAAATACTACTGCATAGTCACCAATTGCGCCGACAGTTGCTTTTGGCATTTTTCCAGTAGTACCGTTTGCTACCTGTGATCCGTCTGTTAGTTGTGTTGAATCTGTAATTACAATTGGAGTTTTAGTAGTAAACGATTGACCACCTGTTGTGGTTACGCCTGCGCCATTCCATTCTTGAATGCCAAATTCTGAAGTTTGTGTATCAACCCAGTAAGTTCCAGCTGCCGGAGTTGCCGCCGGTGCATCTGCTGAAGGACTAATTTCTGCTAAGTCAATATCAGCTCTTACTACCCACGCTCTGTTGCTTACACCTAAATACGAATATGCAGCCTGTAAGCCGTACTCGTTAAGTTCGCCAGCGTGAATTGGATTATTGTTGTTGTCTGTATAAAACAACGGATCGCCAAAGGTATCTGCTAGATCTCTTTGTGATGTTAATAAGTATGGTTTACCAGCGTTTGCCTTTAGTGTACCCTGTGCTGTTCCTGTTCCACTTGCATTTAGCTTGTTAGAAGCAGATGCAACAAAGATCATTGGGGTCGTGCCAGGCTCTGCCGGAGTGTAGAATGATTCGTTAATTACTTTAACTTCTACTCCTGGTGATGTTAATGCCATTTGTCGTTCTCCTAGTTTACGATTGTAATTTTGCTACTTGTATTTAGCAGGCAATGAAAGAATTGGGGTGTTTAACCACCTAAAAAAGGGGCCAAAAAGGTGAGCTAAATACAGTATGAGACCATTATGCAAGTGCGGACAACGTCCTGCCGCTGTAAACTATAAAAAAGGTAAGAAAACTTACTATCGTAGACTATGTGAAACTTGTTTACGTAAAGGCCTAGGGCACGGTATTCCTAAGTGGAAACAAAAAGGATACGAGAAAAAAGACGCTTGTGAAAAATGCGGGTACCATAGTAGGCACCCTGAACAGTTTAATGTGTTTCACATAGACGGAGATTTAAATAATTGTCGGCCTAATAATTTAAAAACTATTTGTGCTAACTGTCAGCGAACTCTTCAAAAAGAGGGAGTTGCGTGGAAACAGGGAGACCTAGTCCCTGATTTTTAAAAATAGTTTTAATTAGTATATCTACATTTTTTTCTAAACGGACCAAGTCGCCATTATTGTCAATTGTGTAATCACACATCCATTGCTCAATACTCATTGAACTAGGATCTTCTGTAGGTAAATGATCGCACCGGTCTACCCAAATAGCATAGTCAAAAATTTCTTCATTTTGCATTGCAAAAAATTCTCGTCTATTTCTTAGACCACAATAGATATCGTGTTTCGCAAACAAGTTGCGTCCTAGTTTAGCTAAATCGTCACTGCAATAACCGTGTATCATATTGTACCATTCAGACCGATGATTATGTCTATCTGCATAACATTCTTCTTCATCGGCATAACCGTATTGGTCTTTTAGATCATTAAAAATAAAAAGTTCTGAACAAAATTTTGATGACGATTTAAATTTATAACCATATGTTTCTAACATCTCACATACAGTATCTTTGCCGTGACGGCCGTGGCCTACAACTAATAGCTTTGGTAACACAAATTACTCCTTAATAGATTTTATGTGTAGTATAGCGTAGTTTGTAGTGGTTGTCAACCGTTAATCGTAGTGTCCGCCCAAAACAGCAACTTTTTTGATATCTTCGTTAAAAATTTCTGCTTCACGTTCTTTCCAAGCCTTTTCAAAGCCTGCTTCATATAGTTCTATACATCCTGATTCATTATTCCACAAACGTTTGAAATAGTTATCATAATAACTTTCTACAATATGATCTGGCTCTTGTCGGGGGATGAGATGACCTTTGACTATCCAAAAGTATCTGTTGGCTTCTTTACGTACAAATGGACTGCACATTGTGGGACCTCCTATTGCTGTATATGTATTTACAGTATAATAAAAAGTTAGCGTTAACGTGTGGGGTTTTTAGCCTATTGTAAATCCGTAGCCAACTCCGCCTGTAACTTGTTGACTTACTTCTTGTTCTAGTTTTTCCATTTCACTTTGTGCTTCTGCTTTCAGACTGTCGCCATTTAGTGTTGACCCACCTTGTGGACCTGCAATAGTAGCAAACTTTGAACGTGCTTCACCTAGCATAAATTTACAAGCTGCTAAGGTATAATCTTTAATCCATTGCTTAACAATGTAATCATTTAATAGTTCAGTATCAGGACGATAATTGTAGCAATACAGCATAAGATTTTCTTCTGCTCTTGGTCGCTGTAGAATTGTTAATTGCTTTGTAGAAGTATTCCATTTGAATTCAATAAACGATCCAAACATTCTTCCTACTAGTTCTTGGTATTGACTGAACATATCATATGTTGCTAGTCCTCCTAGATTAGAACTTGCTAACAAATACGTATTTGTATATGCCATATTAAATGGTTCAAATAATGTGCCGCCATCGCCGCCTCCACTACGTGAGCCTATTGACCTACGGAATATCTGTCGAACCTCTACAACTTCGTTTGGTAATGTATATGTGTTCTGGTCAAGCACTGTTGGCATAAACAAGTAACTTTCTTCAACTGAATTATCACTACGCTGTCTAAAACGAGTTAATGCCTTTGTTAAAGCTGTTTCATAATGTACGGGGTCAAGTTCAACGTCAACCATACCACCGCCTAAGAAGGTATGTACGTAATCAAATATTTCTTGTTTTTGCGTTGCTAGTGTCATATACGTTCCTCTGTATAGTATTTATCGTTTCGATAAATATGTGTATGCCAAGATTAAGTTTATATAAACCAGAAAAGGGTAAGGATTATGAATTTCTAGATCGACAGATCACAGAAATGTTTACCGTTGGTGGTACTGATATTAATATTCACAAGTACTTAGGTCCTGAAAACCCAGACGAAGCATCAGCAACTGCTGATCAGCCTCGCTATGACGCTGTAAAAGAAACTAACATACAAGATTTGTTGTTTTTAGAAAACAGAGATAGAAAGTATGATCCAAACATTTACACAATGCGTGGAATTTATAATGTGCAAGACGTTGATTTTAACCTATCACAGTTTGGTATGTTTTTAGATAATGACACATTGTTTATGACTATTCCTATTAATAGTAGTGTAAAAACGCTTGGTAGAAAAATTATGAGCGGTGATGTTATTGAATTGCCGCATCAAAAAGATGAATATGCTGCTAATGATTATGCACTAGCACTAAAAAGATTTTATGTAATTGAAGATGTCAATCGTGCTAGTGAAGGATTTTCACCCACTTGGTATCCACACTTGTATAGATTAAAATTAAAACAAATAGTAGATTCACAAGAATTTAAAGAAATATTAGATTTACCTGCAGAAGAAGATAACGACAACGGCACAACATTAAGAGACTTACTTTCTACATACGAAAAAGAAATGCAAATTAATGATGCAGTTTTAGAACAAGCAGAAGCAG